TTCTGGTGCGGTAGAGGTGTCGCCTTCGGATGCTGATGTTGCGTCAACAATGCCTGCGTTGGGTTTGCTAGATGATGCCTTGGCAAACAATGCTGAAGGCTCAGCGACGGTGTTGGGGATTATTGGGGGCATTGACACTTCGTCTTATGCCATCAACGACGAGTTGTATGTGTCGACTACAGCAGGGGTGTTGACTGCGACTCGGCCTACAGGGGCGTCTGAGTTGGTGCAGAAGATTGGCCGTGTGGTGCGTGTTGACGCTTCAACGGGCGAGATTTTGGTGTTGGGTTCTGGTCGTGCGAACGACGTGCCTAATGGCGCGTTGTCGAACGACACGACTGGTAATGCTGCTACTGCGACAGCGTTGGAAACGGCACGCACAATCAATGGCGTGTCGTTTGATGGCACGGCGAACATTACGGTGGCTGCTGCTGCGGGGACGTTGACAGGTGCGACGTTGGCGTCTGGGGTGACGGCGTCTTCGTTGACTTCAGTGGGCACGTTGAGCGCTTTGAGCGTTGGCGGCAACATTACAGTTACGGGGACAGTTGACGGTCGTGATGTAGCGGCTGACGGCACGAAGCTTGACGGTATCGAATCAGGAGCGGATGTTACTGACGCCGCTAACGTTGAAACAGCGATCGAAGCGATCACGTTGACTTCTGTTGCTGGAGCTACGGGAGATGAAATCCTTGTAGTTGATGCCACTGATGGCGGGTTGAAAGCGGTTCTTTGGCAGAATCTGCCTGGCGGGGCTGTTGATTCGGTCAATAGTCAAACAGGCACGGTTGTTCTTGACGCAGACGACATTTCTGATACGGCGACGACGAACAAGTTTACGACTGCGGCTGATATTACAAAGCTGGCAGGCATTGAATCGGGAGCTACTGCTGATCAAACTGCCGCTGACATCAGAGGGTTGGGGTTCTTTGATACAACGAATGACGGTACGGGTTCTGGGCTTGATGCGGATTTGTTGGATGGGAATCATGCGACTGCGTTTGCGACTGCGGCACAGGGTGCTACTGCTGATTCTGCGCTTCAGAACGTTGTAGAAGACACCACGCCGCAGCTTGGCGGTTCGTTGGATGTGAACGGTCAAGAGATCACTGGCGCTATTGATCTGCATTCGACGGGCGACGTGATTACTGAACTTGGTGACGCTGCTGGCGTCAACAAGTTGTCAGTCAGGGATTCAGCGGCTGTTGAGGTTGCTGCGTTTGATTCGGACGGCAACCTGACGTTGTCTGGGACTGTCGATGGCCGTGACGTAGCTGCTGACGGGACGAAGCTGGATGGGATTGCTGCTGGTGCCGAGGTCAACGCTGTTGACTCGGTGAACTCGCAGACTGGCGTTGTTGTTCTGGACGCCGATGACATTTCGGATGCTGCTACGACCAACAAGTTTACGACCGCTGCCGATATTACGAAGCTGGCTGGGATCGAAACGGGTGCTGACGTTACTGACGCAGCAAATGTTGAAACGTCTATTGAGGCGATCACTCTTACTGCTGTTGCTGGTGCGACTGGCGACGAAGTGCTGATTGTTGACGCTACTGACGGCGGCTTGAAGGCAGTGTTGTGGGAAAATCTTCCTAGCAGTAGCGGTGTTACCAGCAGTGATGTAAATGATATTGTTGAGATCAGCCAAGCGTCGTATACAGCTTTAGGCGCTGGGCGACCCGCTAATCGTCTTTACCTGATTACGAGCTAGTAATGCCTGTACCCGATATTGTTAATCGAACCTACGCCAACGTTACGTCTGCTTCTTCAATTACTCTTGATATTCCAGATAATATTTGGGATAACGATCTTCTAATAGCCCTTCTTGCGAATGAAGACACGTCAAACAGTGGACCTGTTTGGGATAGTCCTCCTACGGGTTGGAGCATAATTGATAGAGACGGCAACGGACAGATTGATGTTCACAATGCCATCTTTTACAAGATTTGTGATGGTACAGAAAGCAATTCGACCGTTACTTTTACTTGGAACGGCGCAGGGTCATCGGACGATGCTGTTGGTTTTATTTTGCAAATACATGGGCATCATCTAACTAGCCCTATTGGTGCCGATGTAAACAAAACTTTGCAGATTGCAGCCTACGCTTCTGACAATCCTCCTGGTATTTCAGTAACTGGCGTGAGCGCTGATACTGGGCTAAACAATAATCAAGATATTCTAGGTATTGCTTTTACTTCAATAGATCACGGGCTCGGTGAGCCATATTTTCGGTCAACAACTTCTGCTTGGAAACGTGACACAATTATCAGCGACGGTGGAGTCGCTGATGGCTGGGCCAAGATCCAATCATCCTCCGCCGTCGACCACAACGCTCTCCGAGCACAAAACTCAAGTAACTCAGTATACGCTGGGTTTACTAGTGCTGATTACGCTAACGCAACATCAGGCACTGAAGATATTACATGGGCTTATTTCTCTTTTTTTGGTTCAAGCGAAGAATCTAATGGCGCTTACGCTGCTATTTTTTCTGTCAACAGTCGGGCAGCCGCAGCACCAACGGCTCGTACTATTGCGCTAGATCAATACCAGCCAACTCGGTACAACGAAGTCAGGTTTTATTTTACGCCTGACGACAACGCTAACCCCAGAGAGACATACTCTGTTGAAATAAGCACTGATAATACAAATTGGTCACCAGTTACTGAGGCAGCACCATTTTCAAGTTTTATCAGGTGGCAAAAATATGGAGATGCAGCCTCGTCGCAACCTTACAATATAAAGGTAAACGGGCTAACACAGGGGCAACAGTATTACTTTCGCTTGAAAAACAGTAACAGCCAAGGTACAGCTACTTCTAATGTCATTACGGGGTCGCCTGCATACTACGGAGCGTCTAGTACATTTGAGGGCGGCACTGACGGGCAAGACGCTGTTACTAACGCTCCTTCATCTCCTTCAAATGCTTTTACGACTGCAACTGCTCGGAGTCCAACAACATTTACAGCCAATTACGACACGTCTACGGTAAAAAATGGCAGCACTGCATTAGAACTGCATGTACCAAATCAGGGGAACGGCTTCGATGGTGGTTATGTAGGGTGGCATCTAAACGAAGAGCGTTACAGCCTAAATGAGCCTTTTGATACATATGCTGTAAGACAATATATATATGCACGAGCGTATTTCTATATTGGCTCTATCCCATCGAGTAACGATAATCTGGATCTTTTTAGGTTTCTGGGTGATGGAGGTTCGGACTCCATTCGTATTAGCCTTGATGCTTCGACTGGGTATTTGTCGATAAGGGACACCAACGAACCCGTTCCTTCATTGACTGGATCTACTGCTGTTTCTACTGGGCAATGGGTCCGTATAGAAACAAAAGTACAGTTCTCATACTCTAAAGGATCAAACGACGTATGGGTTCGGTTGTACAACAACGCTGATTCAACAACCTTTAGTGAATCGTTCGATACTACTAGCCTAATAAGTCCAGTCTCTAAGGCATATCTAGCCTGCGGCGCTTTTTATGTAGGCGTTAGTGGCAGTAATATTACAACTTGGTTTGATGATGTAGTTGTGAGAGATGGCGGTGATGATGACTGGATAGGTCCAGCGTCAACTTCTTCCACTTCATTCCAAGGCAAGTTGGGTGATCTGACGGTGTCAAAGATGTATCTGGGGGATACGGAAGTTACTGGTGGGTATCTTGGAGATATCGACCTATGGGCATAAGGTAAGGTTATGGGCAGAACTGTTATTACACGGGCAGGTTGGAACGCAACACCGCCTTCTAGACCGTTTTCTCGCCGTTGGCGGAAAACGGTTGGAATTGTGTTGCATCACGGTGGAGTGCGAGGAACAAAACCTGGTCCTGCCACAGTAAAAACGTTTGAACGGCATCATTTGTCACGTGGTTGGAAAGGCATTGCATACAACTGGCTAGTTGATGATGGCGGCGTAATTTACGAGGGCCGTGGCAACGGCATGGTAGGTGGCGCCACGAAGGGCTGGAATTCTCGGACCGAGTCAATTTGTTACACGGGTTGGGGTGACGGGCCGATGTCTAATGCCGCTCGTGAAGCAATTGCGGAGCTTGTAGGCGACATCCAATCTCGTTACGGCAATAAGTTGTGGGTAAAAGGCCATCGTGATTTTGCTTCTACGGCGTGCCCTGGGGGGATGGCGTATGGGTGGATGAAAGATGGCATGCAGTTGCCTGTTGATTCAGATCCTGAACCGCAGATTGATTGGGCTGCTGTTCGTGCGTATGTAGATGCGTTGGGTGTTGAGGTTGCGAAGAAGCCGTTGTCTAAGTGGCGGCGTTCTCGTGGACAGGCCGTCAGGCTTGTTCAACGACATATGAAAGTTAAAGGAATTGATCCTGGCCCTGTTGACGGAATTTACGGTTCAAAAACTGCTTCGGCTGTGAAGCAGTTCCAGTGGGGAACTGGGTTGCCTGCTAATGGTGCTGTTAATGGCGTCACATGGCGTGCTTTGTTCGGGTAGACTAAAAGCATGGACGTTACCCCTAATGATGTTATTGGCGTGATGCAGTCACGATTTCCGCATGAATTGGAAATTTGTGTTCTTACAGCGCAAGTGCAAAAGTTGCAAGCAGAATTAGAAGCCGCAGCTGCTGTAGACGCCGAAGATACCGCTGATTAGGCGGTAGAACGCTGTCCAGACCCTATTAGGAGGGTCTGATGGCGTACGCACCAATTACCATGTCAGCTGCCGAGCGGGTCGGTTTTGAACGTCAACGTTCTGACATTGACTACGGGTATCAGCAGCAGATTGTTCAGAACGCTGGGCAACGGCAGTTTCTGAATGTTCAACAGTCGCAGGCGCAGCGTGATCTTGCACGGGCGCTTAATCGCGCCCGTCAGCAAATTCCTGGCCAGTATGCGCAGCGTGGTTTGTTGCGTTCTGGTATTTACGGTGCTGGTTTGGGGGAGTTTGAAGAGGATCGGATTATTGCTGAGTCTCGTCAGGCCCGTGATTTTGGTATGCAACGTATGGATCTGACTCAAGCGTTGTCTTCGGCTGATATTAATCGTGCTATGCAGATGGCAAACATTGATTTGAGTGAGGCGCAACGCCGTTCTGCTATTGCTGCGATGCTGGGCGGAGCGTACTAATGGGCATTTTGGACGAAATCAAAGAAGAAATTCAAGGTTTTTTCTATGACCCTGTTGGATCCGCAATGGGAGGAAATAGCGGGGTTCCAATTTCTTCAACGATGCGGGAAATTAATGAACAAGCAAATTCACTTGTTTTAGATCCTGTGGGGTATTTAACCAGTTATCAAAGTTTGCCTGCAGAAGTAAAGTTAATATTTGACGCTTCAAACGTAAGCCCGTATGACGAACCAGGTAGGTTCCGTGAAGCGTCGCTGCGTTCTGCGGCCGAGTCGCAGAACTTGGGGTTCAAGTTGGCTGCCCAAGCCAGAGACGAGGCAATGTGGGCTAACTTGTTTTCTCGCACTGGTTCGGGATCTGGTAGCTCCTCGGTTGTAGACGACTCCAAACTGCAAATGATGCAGACTGCTATTGATGACACGTTGGCTCGTGGCATGGAGCAGTTGAACACCCAGTATCAGATTATGGCTGACGAGTTGGCTCGTCAGCAGACTTTGGCTTCTGGTGAGATCAAGCGTGCCCGTCAACAGGCAATGGCTTCAATTAGCGGTTTGATCTCTGACGTAACGCAACGTGGTTCTGAAGCGCAAGCCAGCATTCTTGAGTCTGCTGCCCGTACTGGGGTTGGTGTGGCGGCGGCTACAGAGCAGGCGTTGGCTCGGTTGGGTTCTACTGATGCTGTGATTTCCGAGGGGATTCGTCAGCGGCTTGCAGGCGAGGGCGAGGCCGAGTTGGGGTTGGCTCGGTCTGAGGCGGATATTCAGTCTGATTTGGGTGCTCGTTTAACTCAGATTTCGCAGGATGCGTTGGGTCGTCAGCAAGGTTTGGTGGGTGCTCTTGCTCAGGGTTCGTCTGCCGAGTTGGGCAATTTGGCGGCTTCTGTGACTGCGCAGCGTGCGCAGGAACAGTCAGCTGCAGAGTTCCAGTTGAATGAGCAGGCTCGTCAGCAGGCGTTGGAATTGATGTTGAATCCGCCGACGAGGGCTGTTGGTGGTTCTGCGGCGGGCGATTTGAACAAGTACGCTTTGGAGTTGCAAGTTCTGAAAGACATGGGTATTGATCCTAAGAATGCGTTGATGGCTGTTGTTGGCGGCTACGAGGACGAGTTGATTCAAAGCCGAAGCGGGTTTGCTGATAATGGCGCTCTGAGCGATGCTCAACTTTTGGTGCAAACTGGAATTGCTGGCGGTGATTACGGCCAGGAATACTTTGCTGATCAGGCACGAAACGCTCTTGGAGAAAACAATATCGACGACGCGCTAACTTACGCTGAGATTATTAGCGCGCTCGGTGAAGGGCCACAGTAATCGTGGCTGAAGATTACGCAGCTGACTTTGATCAAGCGTTGCAAGACATCGCTAACAAGTACGGCGCCTCTGTGGGTGCCGTAAAAAACATTGTTGCTCAAGATCCTGTGTTGTCTCAGTTTGATCCTGCTAACCCGCAGGATTGGTCTTTTAGCCTGACAGACGTTCCTAATCTTGCTCCTGTAGCGCAGGAATACAACCCTGGCCGTTTGTCTGACTCTTTGCTGGCTACTATTCGTGAGGGCTGGGAAAACGGTAAGTCTGAACCTGTAGAAGACGTTGGTTTCTTTAAAAGCCTGTTGGATGTCGGCATCAAGGTAATTGATGTGATTGACACGCCTCGTGCGATCGTCACGTCTGCCGTCAAAGAGGTCGGTGACATCTTTGACTCTGACGAACAGTTTTCGTTGACAGAGTTCTATGAACAGTCACGAGACAACATCGGGTTCGGTGATGTCATTCAAGACTGGGCACCAGGCTTGGGTGAGGTTGAGCTGTTTGGTGTGAAGCCGCTCGACAACATCGCTGGGTTTATCGGTGAAGTTGCGCTTGACCCGTTTACTTGGTTGACGTTGGGCACGCTGCCTGCCGCTAAGGCAGGCACGATGGGCATCGTCAAGATGCTTGCGGGCATGGGCGATGCAGGCAAAGCCCGTCAGGTCTTTAGGGGCGGCATTCGTGCTCTGTCGGGCGACGACATGTCGAGACTGACCGACTTCGCACGGTCAACGGGCCGTATCGGTGCAGACGACGTGATCGATGGCGGTCTGCAGTTCCGTATCCCGCTGTCGAAGACGTTTTCACGGTTTACGAGCGGCAAGGTGGCTCCGAAGCAGATTCGGTTGATGTCGCAGGACAACCTGTTTCTGAAGTGGACTCCCCGTGTAGGCGTCAACGTCGTTGCACAGAAGTTCCGCATGAGCCGCATGGGCGGCGTGCTTGGCGGTGACCGTGCCTTGTCAAAGCGGATGCTTGTCGATCCTGACATCAGTGATGCTGAGTGGCTGGATCACTTCAACCACATCTTGATTGACAACGTGGCCCGTGCGAAGGAACGTGGTCTGCGGACCACGTTGGAAAACTCTTGGGGCATCTTGGCAAAGCGGCTGATCGATGCCGACATCACGGGTGCTGACATTCAGCGGGCGTTGGGTTTTGATGAGCCGCCCGAGGGGATGAATCCTGCGATCTGGCGAGAGATCAAGGACTTCGCTGAGAAGATCCGCAAGGACGCCAACGACATTGTGGGCGAGGAATGGATCCCGTTCCGAGACAACTGGCAGTTGTCGATCCCGACTGCTGAATGGGTCGAGTACCTGACGAAGAACGGCAACAGGAACCCGATCTTCTCTGACCCGCAAGGCATCGCTCACTTTGAGAAGAAGGCCAACATCGTTGAGGGTGCCGAGTTTATGGGTGTCACTCTTCGCCCCCCCAGCGAGGCTGGGGCGACGGTGCGTGAACAGGCTCGTCAGATCTTCAACGAGCACGCTCAGGAACTGGGTGGCGCTGCCGAGGCAATCAAGTGGTTCAACGACGATGTGTATGAGGCGATGCCGATCCACATCAAGTTGGTGTCGCAGCGTGCCCGCCGCAAGTTCACTCATAACGAGATGATCAAAGCGGGCATCATTCAGGACCGCATCGTTGAGAGTCCTGCGGCTATCAAGGCTCAAGCGGAATACGACCAGATCGAGCGTGACATCAACGAGTTGGCGCAGCTGATCGAAGACACGACAGCTGCAGCGAACGCTATGGATGCAGCCAGGCCAGGTGTCGCCGAAGAGGTCAAGGAGCTGTATGACAAGCTGATGGATCTGCGCCGCAAGAAGGCGGCGCTGTTTAATGTTGAGATGCCTGAGCCTGATCTCAGCAACAACATCTGGCGTCGTGTAGCCGCCGAATCTGTCGAGTACGAAGAACAGCTTGACGGGGTCATTGACGCTGTCTCTACGAAGACGGCTCAGAAGGTCGACGAGATCGATTCTGCGATCGATCGTCTGGAACGTCACGCTGAGTTCCTTGAGGCCGAAGAGGCCCGCATCAAGGGTGGCTACTACAAGCTGCTGGAGATACGGAACGAGTTGTGGGCGCGTGGTTCTGTGCTGCGTGAGACGTTGGATCAGGTTCCTTTGGATGAGGCGAAGCCGCTTCTGGAGGAGTTGGATCGGATCGCTCAGGATTTGCGTGACATTACGGAGCCGTTGGCTCAGGCTCGGGCTGACTGGTTGGCTCAGGCGGGTGAGGCAAACGATGCGTTGATTGCTATGGCGAAGCCAACTCGAGTTGTGGCGAGCGCTGGCGTGACGATCGGCAAGATCCGTGAGATTCGGAAGTTGTTCCGTGCGCAGGCTCATGTGTTCGGCAACATGGTTCGGAACGATCCGAAGTGGTCGCCGTGGCTTGCTGGTGTTGGGGCTGAGCCTGCTGGCAGGTTGGTTCGTGCCCGTATGGATGAGCTGTTGGATGACCTTGGTTTGCCTGCGGGGATGAACATCAAGTCGATAGCTCAGTTGGATGAGCTTGAAGCGAAGCTGATGGGCATTATCCAGATGGAGAAGGCCAACATTCGCCGTTTGGGTCGTCTTGGCAATGAGACTATTCGTGACTACAACGGTTGGGCTGAGTGGCAGGAGCAGCTGCAGGCCGAGTTTGATGACGTGTTGGCTCGGCTGGGTGAGATCCAGTTGGATCCTGACATTGCTGAGGGCATTCAGGAAGCGTTGACGATGTTGCGGGTCAACGCAGACGGCTATTTGTCGTTTGGTGATCAGACGGTGTTGTGGCACGGGTTCGGCCCGAACTACGACGCTGTCGATCTGACTCAGATCCCTGACCCTGGCAAGATGAACACCAGCGAGTGGGATTCGTTTTTGCACATGCATCTGGCGTTTGATCCCAGCACGTCGTTGAAGTATGCGGGTCGGGATCCCAGCAAGGTGTTGGGGTTCAAGGTGCGGGCTTCGAACCCTGTGGTGTTTGGCGGGTCGATTGAAGACATCGCCAGGGGGCAGATTACTCCGTATGGGCAGACGACCAGTAGTCACCGTGGCCGTGGGTTGTCTCAGCTGCACACAGCCATGTTGGATTCGGCTGTGGAGCACGGCCATGTCACGTTGGAGTGGGCGCTGGCTCTGCGGATTCCAAACGCTGAGAAGATCTGGGCGTTGATGGAGCGCGGCTTTGTGGTGCCTGGCCAGCCGATGGGGCTGAAGGTTACTTACAGCGAAGCTGCCGCCATTGTGAACGGCGACAACTTCCCTGACATGTTCGAAGAGATCGTTCAGGGTTTGATGGCTGATCCGTCTGCGTTGCGGGGCATGAAGCAGACGGGCTGGGACTTCTCTGTGCCTGGGGAGCGCGAGAAGTTCATCTCGTATCTGCGGGCTGCTGCTGAGGACGATCCGACCTTGTTGGGTCGGATGATGTACACGCCTCGTGACACTGAGCCGTTGGGGACTCTTGCTGGTAACCAGATGGCTCGGGGGGTGAACGGCCGTTACATCATCGAGGCTGTCGACAACGCTATTGGACGGGGTCTGCGGCCGTTGCCGCCGATCCCGCACGACGCTCAAAGCCTGTTGGAGTTGCCGAGTGGCGACTTTTTCAACCAGTACATCCGTCCGTTTACCGACAACGAAGTCATGGGCGGTGGCGCTTCATCGCCTTTGACGCCACGGCTTCAAGGCGGAAAGCCAACGATCGCAGATCGGAAAGCGTTTGACGAAGGCACCTACGGCGAGACGGGCGACCTTTCCCGAGGCAACGCTTCTGTTGTGGAGTTGTGGAAAGCAGGGATCATCCAACGAATCCCTGAGATCATGCAGGAAATCGCTGCTGACTTCAAACACGACTTGAAGCGGATGGGTTACGACTCCATCGTCTACAGCGGGTTTGAACACGGCGGCAAGTGGAACGTAGTTCCTTTGGATCCGCCCCGTCAGCTTGAACCCTTTACTGGCAACCCTGAGAACTTAGGTGGGTTTACGACGCTGCGGGGCGACTACCTTGGTGAGGAGGCTTTGGAGGAGCTGCATCGTGCTGGTTCGGCTGTGTCTGAGATCCAGCATCGAAGCGTGTTCGAAGACTTCTGGGATGCTGAAAGTGAACTGGCTCGCCGTCTTGGTGAAGACCCAGAAACCAAGTTCGTGTTCGACAACATCCGTGGCCAGCTCAACATGCGGGTCAACACGAACGCTTGGCGTTCCAGTGATGCCAAACGGCCGTCGATCTTTGAAGAAACGGCCAACACGATCGATGACCTGTTTGAGCAGATCAACAAGTTTGCTACGAACCCTGGCGGAGAACTGCCAAACTTCAACAAGCTGCGTGGCCGTGCCGCACAACGCATCGGCAAAATCGACGAGTTGGCTGATCGGATCGAGGCGATGGAGGTCAGCCGTGGTGTAGACGCAGCGCAGCGTACTAGCCCGCTGATCCGTCAGTTGTCTGACGGTCTGCGTAAGGCGTTGGCTGACACGATGGTGCCGACACAGCAGATCAACCGTGCCGTTGCGACGGCACGGGCAATGGGTGCGACAGGTGGAGTGAAGGCGGCTACAGCTGCGCAGTCTGTGTCGTTCATTGAGGCTGTGCAGCGGCGTGTGGCGTTGCGTAAGACGCAGTTGCAGTGGGAGATGTTTGATCTGGCTGATTCGTTGTCTCCGCACATGACGGAGACGTTGGGTCGGGCGCAGGCTGCGGGCAAGCAGGCTTCTCGGGAACGTGCAGAGATCGCCAGGTTGGAGCGGGAGCTTGCTGAGCTGGATGCTGCGACGAACAAGGAGTTGTCGGATCTGCGGACGGAACAGTTGCGGTTCCGTTGGATGGCTGTAGAAGCCTATGAGGCTGCGGAGCGGGTTGATCTGGAAACTCAGGCTGCTGCTAAGGCCAGGTTTGATGCTGAGCAGGCGGGTCGTGAGGTTGCTTTGGAGGCTGAGCGGCAGCAGGTTCTTGAGCAGCGGCGTGCTTTGTGGGCTGAGGGAAAGCGGATGGACGCTACGTCTTCTGCGATGCATGCCGATGTGTTGCAGATGACTCAGGGCCGTGACGCTTTGGCTGAGAAGTTTGCCAAGATGAAGCGGCCTGAGCAGACGACGATGATGCTAAATGTCCTTGATGGGCATGTGGCTGTCGGGTCGCATCACATGATGCCTGAGGCCATCGCTGAGGCGATGGCTGATGTGAACAGGATCCTTGGCCCGTCTGCTACGACGCCGTTCATGAAGACGGTTGACAGGGTGACTGAGTTGTTTAAGGCGTGGGCGATTGCGTCGCCTGGTTTCCACATGCGGAACTTCTTTGGTGGCGTGTTCAACAATGCGTTGGCGTCTGTGGAGATCTCGTCGTACAGCAGGTTCCATTCTCTGTACAACCCGAAGACTGGCAAGGGCACTTTGGATCCTGGCAATCCGAAGGGTGAACGGTTGACTGTGGCTGATGCGATTCGTCGTGGTTACGGCGTTGAGGATCAGGTCAAGTTGATGCGGTCGACGAAGACTGCACAGCAGCTGATTGATTCTGGCCAGGGCAACGTGGTTGATGGCATGGAGCAGCTGATTCGGGCTGGCATGTTGACTGGTGGTCAGACGACGGAGCTTGCTAGGTACACCCGTGTCGGCAACATGCGTACTGCTCGGGGCCGTTACAACCCGTTCAACCCGAACAACTTGTTGACGACTGCGGCTCGTTCGCCAGCTACTGGCGTTGAGAACTATCTGCGTGGCTCGTTGGCGTTGGATCGTTTGATCAAGGGCCAGGATGTGGATCTGGCGTTGACTGACGTGTACAAGTACCACTTCGATTACGACGATCTGTCGTCGTTTGAACGTGGCGTGATGCGTCGGTTGATTCCGTTCTACACGTGGACTCGGAAGAACTTCCCGCTGCAGCTGGAGATGATGGTCACGAACCCGAAGGTGTACAACCGTGTGTACAGCTTGAAGCGGGAGATTGAGCGGGAGACGGAGAAGGAAGAGTTGTTGCCGTCGTGGATCGCTGAGCGGTTCCACATCGAGATGCCGTTTAGTTTCGGTGGCGACCCTCTGTACCTTGTGCCTGATCTGCCGTTCACAGAGCTGGATCGTGCTACGAACCCAAGGTTGTGGATGGCGTCAACGACGCCGATCGTGAAGATCCCGATGGAGCAGCTCACGGGGAAGAACTTCTTCTTCGACAGCGACTTCCGTGACGATTACAGGCCGTTGCCGTCTGCGTGGAGCGCAACGATGGCTCCGTTCTTGCCTGCGTTGGGTGCTGTTGGTTTGGTGAAACGTCAGGGCGACAACTATGTGGCGACAGATCGCCACATGCATCATCTGGAGTCGGTGTTGCCGATCTACGGTGCTTTGAGGCGGCTGTTTGGTTCTCCTGGGGACGACAAGTTCGACGATCGTCAGTTGCAGAACTGGGTGAACTGGACGAGCGGTATCGGGTTTAGGCGCATCACAGAGTCGATGCGGGAGTCTGAGCAGTGGCGGCGTGAGAACGCTGACTGGCTCAACAGATGACCGCCGTCTAGGTTGTGTGTATGAGCAAATTGCGCAATGAACCAGTGTTGTTGGCGAACCTGATTGTGGCTATCGCTGCAATTCTTGGTTTGGATTTAGATGGCGGCGAGATTGCTGCTGCTGTTGGCACGTTGGTTGCTGCTGCTGTAGCTGTGCGGCGACGGGTGTCGCCTGTCTAAAACCAGTCGCAGCCACCGTTGAAATCAATTTCCCACATCCAGTCAGAGTCTTGTAGGTAAACGATGTCTTCTAGCTCTTGGGCTGACAGGTCAAAGTCAATTTCGTGCATTTCTGCAATGTCTGGGTTTTGGATGAGGTAACGGGCCAGCGGTCCTGTCGCTGGCCGCATTATGTGTTCAATTGTTTGGGCGATCTGCAGGAGCGCCAGCATCCCGTGCGTGCACGGGTGATCGTCCAGATGTTCTAGGTGTAGGCGTAGCGCTGCGATCCATGACGGTGGCCAACGCATAACGGTGACGACATGCCCGTCGTGACTGATGTACGCACCTGACATGTCTGTGGGTACGACGGACTGAGGGTCGGCAGGGGTGTTGCAAATGTCGACACCCATTTGGTGCAACATTTGCAGCCATTCCTCAGTTTCGCCGTTGCCGCTCACGTCGTTTCGGGTTCTTCCACGTATTCAAACAGGTCTTGCATGTTTTCGTCGTCGAAGATAAACCAGTCGCCTTCGATCGTGTTGACGAGCCAGTCTGTTGAGTCTATGGCGTAGGAGCCGCCGTAGATAAACAGGACTGTGCTGACATCGTGCACTTCGTCTTGTTCGTATTCGGGCGGGAATGTTTCGTCGCTGATCCAGTCTTGTAGGCGTTGTGCTCCGTACACGGTGCCGTCGTATTGGATAGCGGCGGCTGTGCCGCCGAGTCCTTCAAAGTATCCCATGGCTGTAGTCATTCTGTCTCCTTGATTGTGTGTCGTTGTAGGTATTCGGCCACTTCTGGCACGTCTTCTAGTGTTTCTCGTAGTTTGTCTAGGCCGCGCGAAACGGTCAGGTAGCAGGTGCTGCGGGGCAGTTTCATGCGGTATGCGACTGTTTCGTAGGTTTCTTGACCTAGGACGATAGATACTAGCGCTTCAGCCTCCCTGGATGTCAAAGTTTCTTCGATGGCGTCTAGGAGCGCTTCTCGTAGCTCGTGGAGCTTTTCGACGGTGTAGCCGCCCAACGGCTGGTGAGGGGCCTGCATGAGCTTCTCAGAGGCTGTCAGGGCACGTTGGTCGTATCCGAGAACGTCGATCAAGTCAGAAGAGATCTCTCTTGGGCCACGCCAACGACGGACGCCTTCGGCGTCCTGTTTCGAATCCCGCATAAACGGCCGTTTAGGTTCTGCTGGTAGCCCTTCTGCCACGAGTATTCGCTCCCATTTCTCCTGCAAAGCGACGCGGTCCTCAGCCGAAAGCTGGGGGCGGTTATGCCTCGGGGACGGACTCATGTGTCTCGCCCAGTTCTGCTAGCAGGTTGGCAGGGAAAGCCCAGTAGGGCTTGGGAGGGTCGTCGTTGAACTGCCCTTTGGTGATTCGTTTGTCTCTGTAGGCGAGTGATTGGTGCAAGTTATCAAACGGCACCACGATGCACCTGTGGTTGTGCTGGTCGTAGAAGAACAGTTCTACGGGGTGTTTCTTGTGCCACGACATTAGCGATGCCCAGTCGGCAACTTTGATTTTGCCTAGCTGGTCCCGTCCAAACCCTTTGCATTCGATCAGGCTGTGGCTGGTCAGAAAGTCGGGGGTGTGTCGGATGAACTTGGGGAGCATCGACATTTTCAGGGGCGGTCGGTCTAGGCCGTATCGCACCCAGCCTCGGTCTTGTTTGTCTAGCCATGCGGCGCATTGCCCTTCGGCTGCGTCGCCCATGGCCGTGTATCTGTTGTTCCAAGACTGGTCCCTGAATGCGGTCATGCTAAAGGTTTCTTCAGGTACACCCAGCCAGAGTCGACTGCGAATGGCTCGTAGCCTTCAAGGATACGTGCCTGTACACGGTGTTGGTTGTCAAACAGGGCGCGTTCGATCACCCATGCGGGCTTGGGCGCAGCAGGCGGCGCAGGCGCCGCCGCCTTTTTCACAGCTTTCTTTGCTGCTTTCTTGGCGGGTTTCTTTGGTTCCATCACCACTTCACCTTGTCTGCCCAGTACGCCGCTGACATCTTGCCTTTGGAGATGTTCTTGCCGTGACGGGCCTTGAACGACTTCTGTCGTGCTTTCTCTGAGCTGCTCTTCGGGTTGCTGCCTGCACCTTTGACGCCTTGCTGCCCGAACCTGATCGTCTTGACCTGATCGCCTTCTTTGGCGACTACGACGTGGGACTTTTTCGGGTGGTTGGGTGTGCGCTTCGGCTTGTTGTAGCCAGACACGCCAGCGTTCTTCAGGCGGGGGTCAGGTTTCTTAGCCATGTCACTTCCTCTTCTTGGCAGTCTTAGCGGCCCGTTTGAAAGCTGCGTCAGTCGGGGCACCCTTGTCGCCCTTCTTGCGCATCTTCTTGCCAGCCTTCTTCTTGGCGTTGATGTTGGCGTACAAGCCCTTAGCCATTTGCCTTTTCCTCTTCCAGCTTTACAGGTTCGTTAGCAACCCACTTGCCTTCAATGATCATCTGGGCAGCACGTAGGCCGATACCTGAACGACGCATCACGTCTGCCAGGACCCCGTTCATTACTTGTTTGTTCATTGACAACTCTCACATGTCTCGGGGTTTTCAAGGTCGCACTGGGGTTCGATCGGCTCGTCGGAGTCATCGCCCCAGTCATAAAGGGATTCGTCCCACCACTGGGCTGCTTTCCCAAGCACTTCCATCAAACGGCGAGGATGCGGAGACGTGTCTTCTTCGGCCGTCACGCCCGTGTCCTTGGATTACGAATCTTCTTGTTGCCGTTGCCAGCCTTCTTGACCCGCTTAGCGGGGGTCTTCGAAGCAGCAGTAGCCAGCCCTTTGGCAGACTTCTTTGCTCCCGTGGCAGACATCTTGGACTTTCCGTAGTGGCTTGGCATTTCGTTTTCCTCGCTTTTCCACAGGTAACCTGTGGTTGTGGATAATAACACTGAGATCTGCTTGTCGTCGACGTATGCGATCCCATTTAATGCATCTAAGACGGCTTTCATGTAATTGTCAATATCGCCACGCAACACAGACCCGTGTTCTGTAGGCGCCACTTCAATCCACATGCCGTGTTTATCAAAGTCCACAGACACTTGGACTGGGCCTGTGAGCGGTTTGCGTCGACCAAACTTTTTGCGCCATTGCTCAGCTATGGCTGCCTCGTGCTGCAGTGTCGCAGCAGGCGTAAACACTCGGCCTTTGCGGCTCATGCGAGGACGCTGCTTTACCTTAGGTTTGAGCTGCATATACATGCGCATGGCTTTGCGTTTGGTTGACATATCGACTTATGCTAATCGTCTTGCCAGCAATACAGCAAGAAAGACACAGCTAAGCACCAACCGAAAGCGATCCACAGGAGTATTTCAATCATTTTGATCTGCTAATGCTGACGGATATCCACAGGCTGCGTAGCCTGCAATGTCGACCCAATGGTCTTTCAAAGAAGGCGACGTTTTCATGCGGGCAATTTTTACAAGGGTCATAAACACGGCTACGTCTGTGCGTGTAAATTGGTGACCTGCATAGGCAGTCCAAAGGTTTGCGATGTCAGCAAAGTTTTCTTCGGGATCGCCGTAATCTTGGTTGCGGTCAGAGCACACAGCTTCTTCTGCTTCTAGCAGAACTTGCCGTCGATCTTCTTCTCGTGTCCGCACAATGAAAGTCGTTTCGCTGCTCATTTGACTGCTTTCTTGATTCGCTTGATCCAATCAGAGGGTCGTTCTTTGGGTTGAATGTCGTTCTCGTTGCCAGCTTTGCGCAACTGAATTTCGTCGACAAGTTCAAGCTTGTGTTTGGGCATTGATTTCCTTTCCTACGACACAGACCCAGACGCTTTGGCAAGCATCCTGTCTAGCTGTGGTCGTCCTCGGTCTGCACGATGGTCCCACTTAGGGGCGTGTTGATCGTGTGCTTCGTACAGAAACTCTTGTGCTTCTGACAGTGTCAGGTCACACTTGGTTAGTTCTCGGCTGAAAGCCCACAGCCATTCGGATCGGTCGTCTTGACGTCCGCAGCCTTGGGTGTACATGTGCCATGCCAGCCCAGACATACGTCGCCGTGCCGACTTGGCACGGCTGATCGTGCCGCTGCCGAAACTCTTGGCTGTGACTAGCTGCGGTGCTTTGTACAGCGCTGCAAGCGGCTCCAAAGCTGGTGCTCCTACAGCGGTGGCTTCTGCGGCTGTAACGAACTCGTCGACGGTGTGGTCTAAGACCATGCGGCGGTGTTCATCGGCTCCTGGGTTGTCGCCTGGGTAGGGCAGGCGCACGTAGTTGCCGACGGAGCCGTCTGCCAGCGTCGATTGTTTCGGGTTGATCTCACGAGTCGGTGCCTGGGCGATCTGTGCGGCTGCTAGGAGAGCGTGCCGCATTAGCTGTGCGGGGACCCAGTCTTGGGCGAACACCCACACGTGGTAGCCCTTAGAGCGTGACCGTTCGATCCATCCTGTGACGTTGAACTTTCTCAGGACAGTCACCAAGTTGCGTGCGTGAATCAGCGACGCTTCTTCGCCTTCGTCTACGTCGATGCATCCCCAATGGACAACGAACCCTGTCGGGGTTTGAACCATCGGGTAAACGCCTGCCTGCGGACCGCCGTCTAGGTGCTGCTGTATCTGGTCAACCCACCATTCCATGTGGCCTGTCAGGTCTTTGTGGGGGCTGCGTTCGCAGCCGCCTTGCTCTGTTCCGACAACGGCAGGGTTGCCTTGGAACAGGTTCATAAATGTGTGTGACATGTCCCCCCTAGAACATGGGTCGATCGGCGCCCTCTGGTGGCTTGATGGCTGCGACTTCGGCTTTCAGAGCCTCCATCGCTGCAGCGTTGTGCTCGGCTCGGGACTGAGTCGGGCCTGCTCCGTCATCCACGCGCACGTAACGATCGCTTTCTTGCATGGGCCTGATCGCTCCTGTTTCAGAAGCAATGTGCAAATCAACATAACCCGTCTTCGACGGTGGCCGTTTGTTCTTCACGATGCCAACGGTGATGCTGTTCTGTTCTGCTTCTCGTTCGAAAGCGTCCAGCGATTCGTCTTGGCATTTACGAAACACTTCAACCACGTAGGTCGCTTCGTTCTCGCCGCCGTACCGCATCCCGTCCATGCCTTTGGCCTGTCCACGTTCGCCTCGCTTGCCTTGATGCAGGCAGACAATGGGCCGCTTCGTGCCCTTGGCGAACCGTTTCAGTTCCTGAACTTTCCAAGTGACACCGTCGTGGTCGGCGTCGCCTGGGATCAGTTCCAGATAGTCGATGAAGACCCCCTGTGTAGGCGCCTCCCAATACTGCTCGCACTCCATGACAGCTTTGCGCATGTCGTTGAAGTCAAGCCCGTCGTCAATGACGACGAGGTTAGGGAAGTCGTCTGCGGCGACAGTCCTGAGCAGTTCGATCATGTCGCTGTCGCCAGCCTTGATCGCCTGTTCCACGTTCTCAGGGTTCAAGCCTCGCATAATCGCTGCGAGTTTCATCAGGATCAGTTCTGCCATCTCGTCGGGCGTGAACAGGATAAACCGCCCGTGTGCGTTGTTGCAGATGGCTTGCATGACTAGCTGTGTCTTGCCGCTGTGAGCGCGGCCTGTGACAAAGCACAGGTCGCCGTCACCGACGCCTCGCATCATCAAATCCAGATCTCTGATGCCCCACATCAGGCGTCCTTCGGTGTTCTGGAGTGCGTCAACCAGCGGGTCGACAGCAGAGTTCAGGTGACGAACGAATCTCCACTCGGGAGCAGACGCAGAGGGAAGGAGAACCTCTGCATCTGCTCCCGTGCCATGGGAGGTGGTCTGTGCCGCTTCTATTGCGGCGTCAATTGAGTCGTCGTCTAAGAGTCGTGGCAAAGCCATCTATAGCCTCCCGTGGCGTTTGGTTGGGACAGAAGGCAACGGCGGGGGGGCTTGTTGCCCTCTGTCCCAGATCGTGGACGGTTTACAGCCAGACAGCCAGGCCCGATTCCTTGTGCTTCATGTCGGGGCTGTTGGCCTTGTACTCGCCAGCCGCCTTCTTCGGACGGTTGTCCCAAAACTCGTCGGGGGCCGCCTGGTAGCGGGCGATGCCCCACGCCTTGTTCGCAGCCTTCTCGGCCTTGTCTCGCGTGTCTGCAGAATGCGGCGGCATGGCCGACACGGCTGTGGCAGCCGCTGAAGCAATGTTCTGTGCGCCTGGGAAAGCGTCGTGAACAACGTTCGCAAAGTCTTCAGTAGTGCCATCAGGGTACGTCGGCTGATTCGGCACAGCATGCAGCTGAACTTCAGGCCGTCCGCCGTCATCAGTGATCCGCCACACAACGGATTCGATGTAGGCCGCTGCTTCTGCTAGCGGCTTGTCTGTCTTGCCAGCGACGATCATGTCGATGGCCCCCTTGACCGCAACCTGTGCGACGATCAACTGGTCTTTCGGGCTGTAGTCAGCCTTGCTCATATGCCCTCCTGGGCGTCAGGTGGGGGACTCTGTCTTGCCCCCACTCGGGTTTCTAATGTAGCCGCACGCTTGCACGTGCGTACAATCATCCGATGTGTTGGCCTTTGCAGGTGTCCCAAGCGGGACACCACTTTTGGCTGCACAGAGCGTGCTGGTCGTTCTTAGGCCACGGTTCTTCGACACCGACTCGTTCCCGCATGACGAGGAATGAGCGTAGCTGCTCAAGCAGCCACGCAGCATGAGCGTGTGTGCGGGTTGTGCTGAAAGTTTCTGCGATCGGCTGTGGCGACTTCGTCACCACAGCGAACGTGAACGGAATTTCCCATTGATCTCCACCCCAGAAGATCTGTAGAGCTTTGGCTTCGCCGTGGGCGTCTACGAGATCCTGCATGCGTGCGGCTGTGGCGTAGAACGTGGGCTGAACGTACCAGCGGTCGATCTCCCAATTCACGTAGCGGTCTAGGCGTGCGGCTGTCTTCCAGTCCCACAGACGCCCGTGGCAGTCACGTGCGTCCCACGTGCCCGATAGGCGGATGCTGCCGTCAGGGGCTAGCGGCACGTCGAAGCTACGTTCAATTTCCGTTGCAGTCACAGGAGGGACGTGCGGAACAACTGAAATATCCAGCCGATCCGCACATCCTTCCAGTTTGCTTCGCAACGTGTCATCGCCTTTGATCTGCACACGCTGAAAGTCACCAGCTTCCAGCCTTGTGTCCAGCCAAGCCATAGCATCGTGCAAAGCTTCCCCATGGCTCAGCCCGTGCAGGCGCCCCTCCATGTATTCATGGACCGCTGTGCCTAGCACGGTTGCGTCTGAGTCGGGATCATCCCAGGCGGGGTCGAACGCAGAGCGTCGACCCCGCTCGGGGCATAACAAGAAGTTCTTCGCCCACGACTGGCGAAAAGTGTGAGCAGACTTCACGTCAGAACCGCTTGCCTCGCGCAAGGCGTGTGCGCTCTGTGTTCACGGCATCTTCCCCGCCGTTGCGGTGCAGGTGCTGGTAGAAAGCCCATGTCGTGCCATCGTAGCCGAGAACTACAAGATGGTCGTACACAGCCTTCTTTGTCAGGTGCGTGTTCTGCCTCCAGACGGCTTCGCCGTAGGCGCAGTACATGCGTCTTACCTGTGTGACGCTCAACCCTCGGGGCCGATACGAGACGCCTTTGTCATCCCGTATCCGCAGGTTGTCCAGCAATTCTTGCATCGCATCGTACTTCTGCATGTCTTCGGGCCATTCGAAGAACTTGTCCATCACGTCGACAAGATCTTTCAGGTGAACCTGAGACTCCAGATAGTCGAGCAACGGCAGTTCTTCGGGGACACGGTAGACCCCCCTCGCAACAGGCGTAGGCTTGTCGATAACGACATCGTCCAAGTCTGTGCGAGGACCGCCTGCGAGAGCGTCGGCCAGAGGCACGTTGTCCATGTAGCCCATCACCTGCTCCGCTCTGTGTGCATGTCCTGTGCGTAGCGACGTGCATCCATGTGCGCTGTTTCGCCTTTGAAACGCCTCATCGGCTTGCCAGTCGGCAAGTAGCGAACGATAGCGAGGCAGCCGTCGTCAGTTGTTTCTACTTCGTAGTCACCGATGGCGTAATCAAAAGTCATGCCCACTGTGTGGTCGCCCTTCATTTTTCCTCCTGTATGTGTTTGATGCCACGCAACAGCTGCGTCGCTCCTGCGCCGTAGACGCCTCGTGCACGATTGACTCGTGCTTGTCGGGCTACTCGGTCGATCTCTGTTTCAGTGTTGACGGCCATGTGGGTTCCAATCTCTGTAATCATCGGGCAGCAAAGGCTGCTCGTGTAGTTCGTCTTCTTCTTTGAAAAGGTGGCACTTCGTGCCGTTCTGGTAGAAGTTCGGTTGCCATACTTGCCAGAACGCATCTGCTTCTGCTTGCTTTCGTTTCTCCCGATCGTAGAGCTTGGCTATGACAAGAATGCCTATGGAAGTAATCCACAGGATGAATGCGTAGAACGTTGAGATCCACATGTCCATCAGCCGACCAGCCCCATGCGTGTCTGCATATTGTCGGGATCTTCAGCGTGTGTGGAGATCCAGAACGTCAGGCGGTTCTCGGGGGTGCCCATGTAGTAGCACTGCGGAACCCGCAGCCCTCTGTCTATGTGCCACTTGCGCAGTTTGACGACACCATCGCAGATGTCGGTGATCGGGAACACGATCTCCTGAGAGCCTTGCTCTCCATTGTCGATGAACAGGGCGAGATAATCCTCGCCTGTGACTTCGTCAACGTCGACCGAGATCGTCGCTGATGTTTCTATTCGTGGCTGCATTGCAGCTTCCTTCCTGTATGTGATTGCCGTGCCATCTTCCCCGATTCGCTTTCCCGACGGCCTGCAGGACTTCTGCGAGGGTCTGCTCTGACGGGGTGCAGCTACCGCTGCTCCTGTGTATGTGCATGTATCTCCTAACTTGCTGACATCAACCAACCCGCCGCCCCCAAAGGGGCGACGGACTGAGTGTCGCCTACAAGTCCCGTGTGTGAAGCAGAGGCTTCGGTGCGGGCTGGACAGCTACGCTCGTCAAGTAATAGTTGCGAGCGTCGATGTTCTGGAAAGCCCGCAGAAGATCTTCTGCGACGTCTTCCAGCGCATCCAGATAGGCGTTCTTATCTGGAGGCAAACCCTCTTTGAGGTGAACGTTGACTACAAGACGCATGTGCGCCCCTTTCTGTGTGGGTATGTACGGGGGACCGTAGCCCCCCACACACACAGCCGTCATATCTTCGACAGGATGCTGGCAGCCTTGTTGGTCAACGGGAACCGTGCCTGCGCCCACGCCTTGGCTTGGGCCGTCTGCTTGTCACGACGGGTGGCGTCCTTGCCGTGGCCCTGGTGCCACAGCTCCCACTCGTTGACCGTCTGCAGGAAGTGCCACGCCGTCTCCTGCGAGCCGATGGTCGGCCCGTCGAAGATGTTGCGGACTTCTGCACGCCGCTGCATCCAGTTGTTGCGGACACGGTCGGACGCATCAGCGTCGGGCTTCGGCAGGATCTGTGGCAGCACCTCGTCACCGAACGTCGCACGGGTGACGTGCTTGTCCATGAGGTCGGCAGCCCACTGGTCGAACTCGTCGAAGGCTGTGTACGTTTCGACCAGAGCCAGCTTCGCTTCGTGCAAGCGATCCTGTGCTCCGCTGCGGTGCTGGATGCTGTGGAACAGCTCACCGCCGCTCTGTGCGATGCGCAGAGTGTTCTCGCACACCACACGAATGTTGACGCCCTCGATACGGAACGAGCCGCTGCCGTGCCAGGTGCTGATCAGCAGCCAGCGGTGCATGGCTTCGTCTGTGCCGTCGAAGCGGGGCGACTCGCCCAGGTCCGACAGCATCCAGACGAACTTGCCGTCCCACATCTGACCGCACGTCTGGACGTTCAGGTCCAGCGTGTCTGTGATGTCGGCCAGCTCTGCGTTCTGCAGTACTTCGTACTTCGGTGACACCACGGAGATGTCACGCCCGTTGGAATCCTGCAGAGCCACATAGCCGTCCAACTGCTGCGTCCGAGACGACGGAGTCGCCTGACCCAGGTACCCTGTGGTCGGGTTGCTGGCCATCGTGTAGAGCGGCACCTTGGACACAGTCCAGTCGATACCGCCAAGCTGCAGAGCCTCTGCGCCGTCAACGGTGCGGTCGATGACCGTGCCGATGCCGTGCCACGGCGTGGTGCCGCTGTTGCTCATCATGGTTTCGGGGATTGCTCCCATATCTGTGACCTCCATAGGTCGGTTGTTTGTGTGTGAAGCTGATTGCTTCTCCCAACACACACACCCTCACGGGCGTGTGTACTGGAAGCAGACATCAACGTTGGCTCCTACACAGAAGCCAGTGTTTGTCATTCAATGAGCCGCCCCCTGAAGGGGCGGCGAATGCCTTGCATTTCATTCTATCGACGCCTTGCACCCTCGTACAATCAGCGACCACGGCAGGGGCTTCAAGCCCCCGCCGTCCAGTCGCTGTCTGCAGGAGCCTCAGTCCTCCTCTCCCATGTCGGACCAGCAGTCCTCGCACATGTAGGCGCCTCGCACACGCTGGTCGATAACGACCTCACGCTGGTTGGGTGTGAGGTCAGGGAAGGCGGTCTGCACAAGCGTGCCCCGCATGTAGTCCTGCAGAGCAGCCGTCGACACCTCGACGGTCGCTGTGCGTGGATCCTTGTGCCACCTGCAGGTAGCGCTGATGGTTGTGGTCTTGGACATTGTGTGTCTCTCTTTCTCTCTGTGTTGTGTGAATCAGGACTTAGCTTCGATGAGCTTACGCACACCCAGGTAGCTGCGGTACACGTTGCCGTTGCTGTCTGTGGCGCTGCTGAACTTGGCCGTCGACGAGAACCTGTCGAACACGATCTGCACCCAGTCGTCACGGTCGTCGTTGAACGTGATCAGTGCACAGTCGTCGTCGATGTACCTAGCTTTGTGCCCGTTGAGCAGAGCCAGGTTCATGGTCCGTGAGTGTGAGTGGTAGATGGTCGGGTCCATGGCATTCGGATGCCAGATGTCTGAGTAGATGGTCATGTCTGTATCTCTTTCTCTCTGTGTTGTCGGTCAGATGCTGCGCATGGCTGCGAACCACGCCTCGTCCGAGTCGTACAGCTCGCCACAGCCGTGGCACTTCAGGTGGCCCACAGGGATGTCCCTCTGTGACTCACGGTACAGACCGCCAGGCAGCGGGCCGTTGCCGTCGCCCCGACCCTCGACGCCCTGGTGTGTGCAGATGCCCTGTGCCTCCAGCGCACGCCGACGACGTGCCTCGTAGGCCATCTCTGCCATCTCGATGTCGGCGTCCTGGTAGACAGCCTCTTCGTCGTACCCAAACATGATTGCTCCTTGTGTGTAGTGGATGGGTGTGTGTTGATGCAGAGCATCGGGGACGGCACCGCCCACACAGGGCGATGCCGCCGCCGTCGTCTACATCCTCCCTAGTCCTCGACGATGTAGGGCCAGACGAACCAGAGGCAGACCGTTCATCGC